CAAATCATGGGGTCGATGGCCGAGGATTTGGAAAAAAACTAAGAAAGAGCGAGGAACGCCAATTCAAGTTTTTTCTCGCTGAAAAGTTGGGCAAGACGGTTGAACAAATTGAAACCGAAATGTCTGTTGATGAGTTTATTGAATGGTCGGTTTATGTGCAAATTCAATCCGATCGACAAAAACAGGCGATGAAAAAGAATGGCAACTCAAAGGCTCGAAACCCGATTAACCGCTAGAGATGAAACGCAACGCGCGTTTCGAACTCTTAAATCAAATCTAAACACGGTCAACACGGCTTTCGTAAATGTTGCGAAAGTCGCGGGGGCATTGGGCGCAGTTTTCGCCGGTGTGTTCATTCGTGATTTGGTTGAGGTCAACAAACAGTTTCAAAGCCTCAAGGCCTCGCTCGTTACTTTCACCGGATCGGTTGAAAATGCCGACACCGCATTCAAGATTTTGCAAGATTTTGCAAAACAAACACCATTCTCATTGCAAGAGGTTGTCGGCTCTTTCAATATTTTGGTGGCTCAAGGCATCAAACCAACCGAGGCTCAACTCGGATCGTTCGCGGATATTGCGGGTGGAACATCCAAATCAATCATGCAATTCGCCGAGGCGGTGGCGGATGCCTCGGTTGGCGAGTTCGAGCGGCTCAAAGAGTTCGGAATCAAGGCATCGAAAGAGGGCGATAAAATCACCCTCAAAATGGGCGACATCACAAAGGTTGTGGACAATGACTCGGCGGCAATCGTCCAGGCGTTGACCGAAATTTCCGATGTTGCGTTTGCAGGGGGTGCAGCGCGGCAAGCGGCCACCCTCGGCGGTGCAATCACCAATTTGCGAGATAATGTTGATTCGTTCATGTTTGCGATCGGTGAATCCGGATTTGGCGCGGCTTTGGCGAGTTCGATCCGAAAGTTGAGTGATTTCATCGATGGCAATGATGCCCTCGCGGAAATGATTTCGGATAAAATGACAAAGGGTCTTTTGGTCTTTGTTGGCGCTCTTGATTTGGTTTTCTTAAACCTCGAGGAAATCGGAAATATTCTCGACATTGTTTTCGGGGTTTTGGTGATCAAAAAGATTCTCGCGGTCGGGAATCAAATTGTTAAATTTACTCGAGCGATTGTCACCTCTCAAATCGCATTGACCGCGATCAAGATCATCACAAAAAATTGGATGGTTGCCCTCGGAACATTGGGAGCCGGTATAGGTGCGGCGGCTCTTGCCACCGATGATTTGAAAGACAAGGTTTCGGAGCAACTTGCCGAATTTGTCGAAACCCTCAAAATCACCAACTTGGTTGAGGGTGCGATGAATGCTCTCGGCCTCGAGTTTATCGACGTTGAAAAACAGGTTGAGCAATTCAAAAAAGAATCAGGGAATATGAATGCCGAGGTGGTTCGCAGCGATGCAACCTTGGCCGATCTTATTCCCACCATCGAGGGCGTTTCCGATAAGCTAGACGAAAGCACGATCTCAACATCGGATTTCCAATCGGCTCTTGATTCGATGAAAAGTCGGCTTTCACCGGTTTCAGCCGCGATCACCGATTTGAAAGACGAAAAAGCCGCGTTGAATGCGATGGTTGATGCGGGTGTCATTTCGGTTGGTGAAATGGATGGCGCGTTGAATGCGTTGGCTCGAGAGGCTCTTGGCCTCGATACAACCACCGATGATTTGGCAACTCGACAGAAAATCGCCAATGATGCTTTTGCTGCCGGTATTATCGAGGGTGATGAATACAAAGAAATTCTCAGCGGCATCAAAAGCGAAATGATCGACTACAACGCGGAGAATGAAAAAACATTCGGCGCGGGTGCGATCAAAGGCGTCAAAGATTATTATGAGGCGATTTCCGACAATGCCGCGAATATGCAAGATTTGGTTGGTCAATCGTTCAGTTCACTCGAGGGAACGCTTTCCGATTTCTTCCAAACCGGCGAGCTAGATTTCGGCACGTTCACCGATGCCATCAAAAAGGGTTTGGCCGATCTTGCGGCAAAGGCGGTGATCACCACCGGTTTGAATTTCCTCGGTGATATATTCCCGAGCCTCAGTTTCGCCGATGGTGGTTTGGTTCCTGGTTCCGGTGGGCCAAAGGCGGATGATGTTTTGGCTCGGGTTTCCTCGGGCGAATATGTGATCAAAGCCTCGAGCGTTTCAAAGTTTGGATCGGGGTTTTTTGATGCAATCAATGCCGGACAAATGCCAAGCGGCGGCGGAATGTCGATCGATGCCGACATTATGAAGTCAATCACGCCAGGTTTTTTCTTAGGCGGTGTTTTCGATTTCGTTGGTGATGTCATCGGTGGGATTGCGGGTGCGATTGGTGATGTTGTGAATGGGATTGTTGATGCCATCGGTGATGTGATTGGTGCGGTTTCTGATGCGGTCAAAGGGTTGGTCGAGGGCATCATGGGCGGCGATTTAGCGACGATTGCATTGTTGGCGGGTTCATTCATCTTGCCTGGCGTTGGCCCCGCGATCTTGGCGAATATGGGCGCGGGTGCAGGATTTGCGGCCAGTGTTAGCGGCGGCATTTCGAGTTCGTTCGCGGCGGGTATTTTGGGCAGTGGAAGCCTATCAACAATCGCCACATCGGTCGGCATCGAACTTGCCAAAAGCACGTTCGTCGATTCACTCTCGAGCGCGATAAGCGATAAAATTGTCGGTGTCACCGGTGGCATGGGCAGAGACAAAGGCACATTCTCACAAAACCGAGCGGATCGATTCTCAACTCTTTACAATGAAGCCGCGCCATATTTGGCGGGAATGACCGGCGCGAATGTTCATGCCGGTGACAATGTGAGAGTGGGTGAAAGAGGGCCGGAATTGTTTATCCCTCAACGCAATGGCACGGTCGCACCGATCAAGGGCAATGCGTCCGATCTCATTGGCGCGGTGAATGATATGAAAGAGGAAATTATCACATTGCGGCGGCAACTCAGCCGCGCGATGTCATCCGGTCAACTCGCGGGGGCGAGAGCGTAATGGTTGCCACTACTCTCGCGGATTTAGTTGCCGATCCATATGCAAAAAAGAAATATCTAGTTATTCTCAAGCCATATGATGTGAGCGGTGCGAGCGAATTGACTCTCTATTATTCCGGTGAGGGATTTGTCACCGAGCCAACCGATACACCGGCAAACACAATATTCGAGCCGAGATTGGTTGAACCGATTTCATTCTCAAGATCGATGTTTGCATCGGAGCGGCTTGGGGGTTTCTCGGTGCCTGGTTTTGGCGAATTGGTTTTAACGAATGCCGATGGTTTTCTCGATGCCTGGTCGGGATATGGATGGGATGGCCGATCGGTTGAGGTTCGAGTCGGTGAAGCCGGAGCGGATTTCCAATATTATTTCACCATATTCCAAGGCGAGGCAAAATCGATCGAGTTCGATGATTTATTCATTCGGGTGATTTTGCGCGATCGACAAACCGATTTCGATGTGGATTTTCCCTCGGTTCTTTATGCCGGAACCGGTGGCAATGAGGGATCGAGCAACCTGGCAAATCAACCGAAACCGCTCTGTTTTGGCGAGGTTTTCAACATTGAGCCGATCTTGGTTGATGCGGCAAACAATGTTTACCAGGTTCACAATGGGCAGATTGAGGAAATTGTCGAGGTTTATGAATCCGGAAAGGCGATAAGTTCGGGGTCGATCACCGAGGATTTATCCAATGGACGTTTTACATTGAGCGGAAGTGTGAATGGAATAATAACGGCGGATGTGAAGGGTTCAAAGCCATCGGGTTCATATAAAGAAACCGCCGGTGATATTATCCGGCACATTGTGGTTGATTATGGCGGTTTGACCGATCCAGGCGATTTGAACACAACCTCATTTTCGGATTTAAACACGGCGAATAGTTCGGCGGTTGGGGTTTATGTTCCGGACACAACCACCATCCTCGAGGTTCTCGATCAAATCGCAAACACGGTCGGCGCATATTATGGATTTGATCGATCGGGCAAGTTCGAGGTCAACCGGATTGAACTCGCAACCGGAACGGCGGCGGCGGAATTTGATTCGACAAACATCATCGAGATCACGCGGCTTGCCTCGGCGGTTCCAAATTATCAAGCGCGGGTGAATTTTAAAAAGAATTATCGGGTGATGAGCGAAACGGATTTCGGTGCCTCGATCACAACGGCGCAACGTGATTTTCTGGTTCGTGAATCCGATGTTGCCATTGCCACCGACACGGCCATCCAAACGCCATACCCAA